GCGTACGGGACGCCGCCGAGAGGCAACGGTCAGCCGGCCAGCCCGCGGGCCCGCAGCGACTCGACGCGCAGCGCGTCGGCCACCGCGTCGGCCTCATCAGGCATCAGGCCGACCAGGTCGAGCAGCGAATCGCGCTCGAATATCTGCACGTAGCCGTCGATCGCCGAGACGACGATCGGTTCACCCATGCTTCGGTCGATGGTGGCCATGGTCAGCACATCCGCCCGGAACCATTGCAGTTACTGCAGCGCGCGGTTGTGCCATCGGCGCGCTTGAACGTGCCCGTGCCATGGCACGCGCAGCACCGGTTGTTCGGCTTGATCTCGCGCAAGCGAGGCATAAAGATCACTCCCTATCGGTGGAGTCGGAGCCTGATCGCTCCCCTGCCCGGCGGCGTACGGGACGCCGCCGAGAGGCAACGGTCAGAACCGCTGGCGAGAGCGCTTCTCCGCCTGCTTCGCCATGCGCTCCAGGTCGCGCTGATTTAGCCGTGCGATCCGCTGGTTGGTCTGCAGGTCGCGCACGATGGCCCGAGTTCCGGACGGGTCCTTGATCAGCGAGCGACGCTCGTCCTGTTGTGCCTTCGCGATTTGCCGGCCGATCTTTGCGGCCTCGCGCTGCTCCCGCTTTGATGCGGCGGCCAGCTCTGCGGCCTCGCGCTTCGCCGCTTCCTGGCGCTTTTTGATGTTTTTGAACAGTGAGGACACGGTGATCTTCTCCCTATCGTCGGTGAAAGTAGAGCGCTGGTCGCCCTGTCAGAGCTGGTCAGTCGCCCGCCGGGAACAGGAAAAACCCGGTGAGCACCTCTTCGGTGTCGTCGGCCCAGCGAACGCGGTAGGTCCACTCACCGAGCACCTCGACGACCACACCAGCCCGGCTCAGGTTCGACACCTTGTCGCCGATGCCGAATTCGCCCGCGGTGGCCTTGTCGTAGAGCTGGCCCCAGTCGACGTCGCCGAGGCGCTCGCGGATCTCGTCCTGCCAGCCCTCACCCAAGTTCGCGTCGGCGTCCACGACGACCTCGTTGGCGTACTGGCCCCAGTGCCCGCCGGTGACGTCCTCGATGATCTCGCGGTATGCCTGGTGGACGGACTCCCGGTACTTGGCGCGCTCGGCGTCGGTGACCTCGGGCGCGTTGGTGAAGGCGAGGATTCCCTCTTCAATGGCCTCGCTGGTGAGGTCGCCGGTCAGGCGGACGGTGGTGGTGGTCATCGGTCCTCCGTGGTCTCTGTTGTGCTGACACCGCGACAGTAGTGCATGGGTAGACAGGAATGCAACATAGAGGGACACGGCCAGACGGGTGGTGCACCAGGGGACACGCCGGGATGGGCCAACCGGTTGACAGACCCCCGTGACCAGGCTGCAAGATGGCTGCCGTCATCTTGGTGTCGTATATCCGATATGCGGTCTGCTGGTCGCTCACACCGACAGTCGGCACCGGTGATCACCCTCGACAGGCCCGACTACCTCTGCGGTGGCCGGGCCTGCTGCATGAGCGGGGGAGACATGCCCAGGCGTCCGCCCTCGGTCTGCTCGACGCCGACGTGCAGCGAGCTAGCGCCAGCTGGCGGACAGTGCGAGACCTGCCGCTCGGCTCGGCGCACGCGGGACAACCGCGAGCGTGGCCACGCCGCGAGCCGTGGCTACGGGCACCAGCACGCGAAGCGCTTCCGTGCCGGCGTGCTGCGGCGCGACGTGCTGTGCGTGCTGTGCGGCGTGCGGCTGGCCAGCGTGGCCGACCACTATCCGATGGAGCGCCGCGAGCTGGTCGCGTCCGGGCTTGATCCGAACGACCCGCGGCATGGCCGGGGACTGTGTACGGAGTGTGACCATCGGCAGGGCAAGGCGCGGCAAGACGCACGTCGTCGACGCTGAGTGTTCGCCCTGGGTAGGGGTTGTCCAATCACGACAGCTATACGTGATCAAGACCGCGCGGGTAGTGAAGCGCAGGACAAGGCCGGTATGCGGCATCTGTGCAAGATCAGGAGTTGGTTACGGTGGGTGAACGCGGGCCGCTGCGACTGCCGAAGCACCTCCGGCCGGTCGACGACGGCACCGAGGCCGGCACGGTCGCCGAGCAGGTGCCGATGAGTGGGCCCGAGCAGCCGTTTGGCTGGGACGGCAGCGATGCCGAGCTGGCCGGGCTGTGGGACGAGACGCTCGCCCGGCTCGATGAGTGCGGCCTGCTCGCGTCCTGCGACGGTCCGACCGTCGAGCTGATGCTGCGGCACTTCCTGGCCGCGCGCCGGTCCTCGGATGAGCTGATGCGCGGCGGCGCGGTCGTCGATGACTATGCCCACCACGGAGTCAAGCGCAACCCGGCCGGGCATGAGTTCCGGATGCACAGCGCGCAGTTCCTGGAGTACGCGAAGCAGGCCGGCATGACGTTCGCCAGCCGTGCCCGGCTGCCGCGCAAGCAGGACGACGACCATGGCGGCGACGCGAACCCGTTCGCCGCGGCGAGCTAAGCCCGCCGACCCGGCGGCGCCGCTGTCGCCGGAGGTCCGGTGGTATCTGCGCGATCGCGGCTACAGCCTGCCGCGGTGGTGCCGGCCGCTGGTGCGCACGCCCGAGCCGCGCGACGTCACCGGCGCCGTGTTCGATCCCGCCCGGGTCGATCGGGTGATCGCCGCGCTGCGGCGGCTGCGGCACACCCAGGGCAAGTGGGCCGGCCGCGAGCTGACGCCGGATGCCTGGCAGGTCGCCTACGTCCTGGCGCCAGTGTTCGGCTGGACGGCGCCGGATGAGCACGGCCGGCACGTGCGGATCGTCCGCAATGCCTACGTGGAGATCGCGCGCAAGAACGGCAAGACGACGCTGGCCGCGGGGCTGGCGCTGTATCTCGCGTTCGGCGACCGCGAGCCCGGGGCCCAGGTGCTCGCCGTGGCGGCCAGCCGGCTGCAGGCCCGGCAGTGTTTCGACCCGGCCGCGCTGATCACCACCAACTCGCCCGAGCTGCGCGCCGGTGGCGTGCGGGCCCTGCGCAACCGGATCCAGCGCGATGCGGACGGCAGCTATTTCGCCGTGGCGTCCTCGGTCGGCGACCTGATCCATGGCACCAACCTGCACGGCGCCGTTGTCGATGAGCTGTGGGCCCACAAGACGCGCGACGTACTCGACGCGGTCGAGTCCGGCACCGGTGCCCGCGATCAGCCGCTGGTTGTGATCATCACGACGGCCGGCACCGAGGACACCGAGACCGCCTATGCGCAGAAGCGTGACTACGTGGACCGGCTGGCGCGCGGCTCGATCGCGGATGCGAGTCAGTACGGCGTGGTGTTCGCCGCGCCCGAGGGGCTGAGCCCGTGGCGCGAGACCACCTGGCGCCGGGCAAACCCGGGCTACGGCGCCTCGCCGACCCGGGCGTTTCTGGCCGCCGAGGCGCGCAAGGCCCAGCAGTCGCCGGTGATGCGGGCCCGGTTCGAGCGGTTGCACCTGGGCCGGCGGCGCCGCACCCACGGGCGCTGGATCGACCTGGACACCTGGGATCGCAACGCCGGCCTGGTGCGCGAGGCCGACCTGGCCGGCCGGGCGTGCTGGGGTGGGCTCGACCTCGCGGCCACGTCCGATCTGACCGCGCTGTGCTGGGATTTCCCGGCCGGCGATGGCACGCATGACGCGATCTGGCGGCTGTGGGCACCCGAGGCGCGGCTGCGCAGCCTCGATGACCGCACGGCCGGCGCGGCGTCCGAGTGGGTGCGATCCGGGCTGCTGCGGCTGACGCCGGGCGAGGTCACCGACTACAGCCATATCCGGGCCGCAGTCAACGCCGACCGGGAACGGTACGACGTCCGCGAGATCGCCTATGACCCGTGGGGCAGCAGCCAGCTGGTCACCGACCTACTCGACGACGGTGCGCCGATGGTCACCCACCGGCAGGGCTACGCCTCCATGTCTCCGCCGATGAAGGACTGGATTCGGCTGCTCGCGTCCGGGACCGCGGCCGCCCCGGCCTATCGCCACGGCGGCAACCCGTGCGTGCGCTGGCAGGTCGACCACCTGGTGGTCGATGAGGACGCGGCCGGCAACGTCAAGCCAAGCAAGTCAAAGTCTTCAGACAAGATTGACGCCACAGTGGCCGCCGTGATGGCGCTCGCGCGGGCGAGTGCGGCCAGCGCGAAACCGGCACGGAGCAAGTACGAGGACACCGACCTGATCGTGGTGGGCGATGAGGCGTCAGCGTGACCGGCTGCTGAAAGCCGCACTGCGGGCCCGGTTCCTGGTGACTCTGACGGACGGCCTGACGGTGGACGGCCTGCTTGTCGACGTCGATGACCGCACGCTGATCCTGGCCGCCGCGAGCAATGTCGGCCAGGACGGCACACGGACGCCCATCGACGGCATGGTCTACCTGCCGAGGGCGTCCGTCGCCTATCTGCAGCGGCCCTGATCAGTCGGTCTCAAGCGAGTCAACCGGGACGGTTATCACGCTGCCGACGTGGTCGAGCATCACGTTTACCTCGGCGTCGGGCACGCGATCGGCGGTCGGGACCACCGTCCCGCGGGTGCCGTCCGCCATCGTGACCTTCTGCCCGACGTAGAGGCGTCGGCGGGTTGTCACCGCCCCTATCCCGCGCTGCGCAGCCGGCGGGACTGGCGCCGCTCGGCTCGCCGCGCGATCGCCTGGCGGGCTTCCTGGCGGGTGATGCGGCCTTCGGTGCCGGTGGCCAGGAAGCCCTCGGCGTGCTGGTAGCGCCGGCCGATCAGCTCCAGTGTGTAGGGCGCCAATTCGTCGGTGCGGCCGGTCGCGCAGCGAAGGCATTGCAGCTGCTGCAGCCAGACGGTGCCCGCGCCGGTGCCCTCGACCAGATAGCCATCATGGCCGGGCTCCCAGGCGTGGCCCAGGGTGCGGCAGCGCAGGTGATGGTCGGGTGCGTCGTCGAGGTATGCGGCGGCCTCGGCTGAGTGAGCCTCGACCGTGGTGGCTTTCTGAGCTGACATCAGGTCTCCCTGCACGGCGGGTCTGGATCGGCCCACTTTGCGCCATGGCGGGCGATCACCGCCAGATCGCCCCGGGGTGTCCACCCTCGGTGGTCCGGTTCGACGCCGCTGCGGCGTTCTCAGCGGCCAACGAGAGGCCCTGTGCGGGCCCGAGTGTCCACCGGGAGGGAAGCGCCGATGACGCCGGAACGGCTCGCCACGTTGGCGCTGAGCGCCGTGTTGGTGCTGGTCTGCTGCCTGGTGCTGCTGCGGATCGCGCACCTGGTCTGACGTCCGGTAGATCCCGGTTTCGCGATCGCGCATCGCGCCGACATAACGCCCTTTACGTCGGCGTCCTCGATTTACGGAACCGCCGGCGTTCCGTCAATCCGAGCCCTCGCCGGGGGGTAGTGGGGCCCCGTCCTGTTCGTCCTGGGAAGGGAGGCCGGCGCGTGTTCCTCAGCAGTGGAGCGCCGGTGCCGGCCTCGGTGGAGACCCTCGCCGACCGCACGCCGCTGTTCGCGGATGCCAACTACTACCCGCGCGAGCACGTGCAGCTGCTGCATCAGTGGGCGGCCTACGGCGCGATTTACCGCACGCAGCTGTGGCCTTCGGTGCTGGTGCGCAAGCTGGCCACCGGCACGGCCCGGCTGCCGTTTGAGGTGCACTGGCATTCCGACGCCGGCCGCACCCGGCTGGCACCGGCGGATCACCCGCTGCCGGCGCTGCTGGCCGCGCCGACGCCGCATCTGGACGGGTACCGGCTGTGGCTGTGGACATCCAGCACGCTGGACATCTACGGCGAGGCATTTTGGCTGAAACTGCGCGACGGCAGCGGCGTCGTGCGCGAGCTGCAGCCGATGCACCCGGCCAACGTCGTGATTCGGCGGGCCGGCGACAGCGATGAGCTGATCTACTACTACGCCCCGGGCGTGCGCAACGTCTCCGAGCTGCCGCCGATCCCGGCCCGCGACGTGGTGCCGTTCGTCAACTACAACCCGGACACCACCACCCGTGGGCTCTCCCCATTGGAGCCGCTGCGGCAGACGCTCTACAACGAGGACGCCGCCCGGCGGGCTTCGGCGTCGTGGTGGCAGCGCGGCGCGCGCCCGAGCGTGGCCATCACGCACCCGGCGACGCTTTCGGACGGCGCGCAGCGCCGCATCCGCAGCCAGTGGGCGGCCAACCATGAGGGCGCCGACCTGCTCGGCGGCACCGCCATCCTTGAGGAAGGGATGGACATCAAAACGCTGCAGCTCTCGGCGGAAGAGATGCAGTACGTGGAGTCCCGCCGGCTGAACCGCGAGGAGTGCTGCGCGGCCTACGACGTGCCACCGCCGGTGGTGCACATCCTGGACAAGGCGACGTACTCGAACATCACCGCGCAGCTGCGCTCGATGTATCGGGACACCATGGGCGCGAGGTTGCCGCTGTTCGAGCACGCGCTCGCGCACCATCTGCTGCCCGACTACGACGACGGCGCCGCGCTGTCGGCGTCGTGTGACATGTCCGACGTGGTGCGCGGCGACTTTGAGACCCGCGCCGA